TAAATCCATATAACAATAAGGCTACCCAGCTACGGCTGGCCCCAACATAAGGAGTAATAACATGCCAGAACTAACAGAAGTGGAAACACCAAAGAATGCAGGATTTGTACAAAACAAGTCAACCCTCACAGCTAACAGAAAACGAATAGAGCAGGATGAGGCAGAACTTAAAGCCCTCATGGAGGCAAGAACAGAAAGCCCTACCGAAGAAGAAGAGAGTGCCGAAACGAAAGAGGCCAATACAGAAGCTAAAGAAGAAACGCTATCTGCTGAAGAAACAACGTATAAAAAACGGTACAGCGATTTACGCAAGCACTTAAACAAACAGTCTGAAGAAATAAAAGAACTAAAAGCTAAGATGGATAATGCCGTAAAAGGTGAGTTACGTCCACCTAAATCTAAAGAAGAAATAGAGGCTTGGTCTAGTAAAAATCCAGAGGCTGCTGATATATTAAGGTCTATGGCTAAAGATGAAGCACAAGAAATGTTTGCAAAGGCAGACAAAAGGCTACAAGAGATAGACAAGCTTAATGCAGAAACCCAACGCACTAAATCAGAGAACGCTATAAGAAACATACACCCTGACTTTGACGAGTTACGTGAAAGCGATGACTTTCATAACTGGGCAGGGGAGCAACCCAAGTGGGTACAAGACGCTCTGTACGAGAATCAAGACGATCCAAGATCAGTTGTACGTGTTATTGACCTGTTTAAGGTTGACAACGGTATGGATATCAAGTCTAAAAAGAAAACAACTAAAGAAGCAGCATCACAAGTCAAGACAAAAAGAACAACTAAGATTGACGGTGAAGGTGTGTCAGGACAGATTCTAGAGTCACAAGTACAGAAAATGTCTGCTAAAGAATATGAAGCACGATCAGAAGATATTATGGAAGCTATACGATCAGGTAAGTTTGTATATGATATTTCTGGTGGTGCAAGATAAAAAACTATTGACATAGTAGATTAAGTATATATAACTATGTTTATGAAGTAAAAGCATAAAGCCCTATTATTAGCTACCTTTGTGCTTTTCTTAACTAAGCCCAACTACTAAGTAAGACCTACCTAGTTAAGTATAGGCCCATCAGCACACACAAGGCCAATGTGTGTAGCTGCTTGCACCCTAGAACTACTAGCCTCTTTCAAAGTGTTAGCTTACTAACTAAGCCAAACATCTAATGGAGGATTTTTATCATGGCTTTTTCATCAGCGTCAGGTTACGGCAATTTACCTAATGGTAATTTTAGTCCAGTAATCTACTCCAAACAGGTACAGCTTGCTTTCCGCAAGAGTACTGTTGTAGGAGAAATAACTAACTCTGATTATTTCGGAGAGATAAGCGCACAAGGGGATACGGTTCAGATTATCAAAGAGCCAGAAATCTCAGTGCAAGCTTACACACGTGGCACAACTGTCACGGCACAAGACTTAGACGATGAAGACTTTCAGTTGACCATTGACAAAGCTAACTATTTTGCTTTCAAAATGGATGATATTGAAGAAGCGCATAGTCACGTAAACTTTATGCAACTTGCAACAGATCGTGCAGCGTATCGTCTAAAAGATCAGTATGATCAAGACGTACTTGGATACCTTAGTGGGTTCAAACAGTCAGCACTACATGGATCACCAGATACAGCTAACACAACCGTAAATGGTTCTAAGTCTGTTATCACTGCTGGTTCAGACGAACTTCTTTCTTCAATGAAGTTAAAGAAAGGTGACTTTGGTAACATCACAACTTCAAGTGCAGGGGATCACTCTATCCCACTAACTGCACGTATGCCAGGTGCAACCTCACTACCAACAGCAACAGCTTCACCAGCAATGGTTGTAGCTCGTATGGCTCGTTTGCTAGATCAACAACAAGTTGATACAGATGGCAGATGGCTGGTTGTTGACCCTGTGTTCATGGAACTATTGCGCGATGAAGATTCACGCTTAATGAACGCTGACTTCGGTGAGTCTGGTGGTCTTCGCAACGGTCTTGTTGTAAACAACTTTCACGGATTCCGTATGTACGTGTCCTCAAACCTACCTGCAGTAGGAACAGGGCCAGGCACATCTGGATCATCAAACCAAAATGCTAACTTTGGCGTGATTGTTGGTGGACATGACTCAGCAGTAGCAACTGCAGAGCAGATCAACAAAACAGAATCATATCGTGACCCTGACTCATTTAGTGACATTGTTCGTGGTATGCACCTATATGGTAGAAAGATCCTTCGTCCAGAAGGTATCGTAACAGCTAAGTACAACGCAGCGTAAGAAGGGAGATTGAACAATGGCTACTATTTCAATGAGCACGAACTCAGCCTCTACTTCCAACAATGGCGGTACTGGCAATAAGCAGCTTCGTGGCAGCTTAGTTACTCTGCAGAACGACATCGATCTTGCAGATGCTATATTACAAAACAGTGGTACTGCACTAGCAGCCAATGATATCATTGAGGCTATTGCTGTTCCTGCAAACACTTTGATCCTACATGCAGGTTTCAAAGTTCAAACTGCAATGGAAGGTACTACCACAGACTCTGCGATCCACGTTGGTATCACAGGAACAGACGTAGACATCTTTGCTGCGTCATTTGACCTAGACGGTGCATCAGCAGGTGCTCATACTCCTGCTATTACATCTTCAGGTGTGTGTTCTAACTTACCAGTGTTCACTGCATCAGCAGACACTATTGACGTAGAGATTCATGCGTCAAGTGGAACTATAACTGGCGGTATTATTCGTGTGTACGCTGTATGCGTAATCATGGATGATGTCTCAGGATCAGGTTCTGCTAATGAAGTAGATCGTGATCTACTAGCATAATACTTTGGGGGCTGGGCAACTGGCCCCCTTACCACATATTAGGAATCACTTATGGCAGAGACATTTCTTACACTGACAAACAAAACACTAGTTAGGATGAATGAGGTAGAACTTACATCTTCTAACTTTGCAAGTCCAAGAGGCGTACAAACACAGTGTCAGAATGCTGTCAATGAGTCTATAAGATATATAAACCAAAGAGAGTTTGCTTATCCTTTTAACCACGCATCAAACTCTTCTACACTTACGCCAGGTGTTGCTAAGTATACTGTACCAACGAGCACAAAGTATATAGATTACAACACAGCAAGAATAAAAAAAGATGAAGATTTAAGTTCAGCAGGTAATAGCCTGACTAAACTAAACTACAATGAGTACATATCAAGAGACTACGCTGTACAAGAAGATGATGTTACATCCACAACTATTAATGCATCATCTGGATTGTCTGCAGCAGTAACAACTATAACTGTTGCATCCACTACAGGGTTTGATTCTACAGGCACTCTGTTCATAGGTGGAGAGCAAATAACTTACACAGGTATATCAGGTAATGATTTTACAGGATGTACTAGAGGTGCAAACGACACAACAGCAGCAGCGATTGCAAACAGCACAACAGTTACACAGTTTTCAAGTAAGGGTGGTATTCCTAGATTTATAGTACGTACCCCAGATAACAATTATATACTGTATCCTTTCCCTGATAAACAATACACACTAGTCTTTGACTACTTTACATTTCCCTCTGATCTATCTGCATCCACAGATACAACCACAATACCTGACAGGTTCGCAAGTGTTGTAGTAGATGGTGCAGTAGCTTACGTGTATCAGTATCGTGGAGAGATACAACAATACCAAGTAAACTTTGAACGATTTCAACAAGGCATAAAGAATATGCAAACACTTGTAATAAACAAATATGACTACGTAAGATCTACATTCATGGGCGGTGCTACAACAACGTATAATCCTGTACTAAGAGTATCTTAAAATGCCAGATACATCAACACTACAACCAGCAGCTTTTAACTGTGAGGGTGGGCTAGTTTTAAACAGGTCCACCTTTCTTATGCAGCCAGGTGAAGCTCTAGTTCTAGAAAACTTTGAACCTGATGTTGAGGGTGGCTACAGACGTATAAATGGTTTTCGTAAGTATGTTAATCAGATAGTACCCCAAACTTCTAACTCAACTGAAAAAGTTTTAATGTCAGTTAGATTTGCAGACAGAGTGGTTGCAGCTAGAGGCGAAAGAATATATAGTGCAGGTTCCACAGAACTATCGCAGAGAATATTATCTACAACTTCTATGTCGGGATCAGGTACACTAAACGTAGACTCCACTGCAGGTTTTGCATCTAGCGGCACATTATTAATAAACAGTGAGGAGTTTACTTACACAGGCATAACTAGCACAACTTTTACTGGTGTTACTAGATCTACATCAAGCACAACTGCAGCTAACCACGCAATAGATGATGCAGTATCAGAAAACTGGACACAGAGAGATACAAGTAGAACCAGCGCAGACAAGTACGACTTTGAAAGATTTAATTTTGATGGTAACGAAAAACTAATATGTGTAGATGGTGCTAACGCCCCTGTAGTATTTAACTCATCAATGACAGCTACAGATGTAAGCGAAAGCACTGTGGCAGGATCAAAGTTTGTAGCTGCGTTTAGAAACCACATGTTCTACGCAGGTAAGTCTACAACAGCATCAACGCTAGTATTTAGTGAGCCGTTTGATGAGGATGGTTTTGTTGTAAGCGATGGTGCTGGTAGTATTAACGTAGACGATACGATAGTAGGACTAAAAGTTTTCCGTGATAATTTATTTATATTCTGCGAAAATAGAATATTTAAACTAACAGGATCTGCCCTAGCTAACTTTGCTGTAGAGCCTGTAACTAGAAACATAGGTTGCGTAAACGGTAATACTATCCAAGAGTTTGCAGGTGATCTGATCTTTCTTGGACCTGATGGTTTACGAACTGTTGCTGGTACTGCTAGGATTGGTGACGTTGAACTAGGTACTATATCTAAGAACGTGCAATCTTTGTTTGACGAAAACATAACTGACTCTAGTCTTTTTGAAAGTGTAGTCATACCAGATAAGACACAGTACAGAATATTCTTTACAAAAGACACTGTGTCAGCAAAGAGAACTAAGGGTGTTATATGCGTTATGAAAGGAGATGGCTTTGAGTTTGCTGAGTCACTAGGTATTAAACCGTCATGCTCAGACACTCATGTAGAAGCAGGGGATGTAATAGTTCTCCACGGTGGTTTTGATGGATTTGTACATAGGCAAGAAAAAGGTAATAGCTTTGATGGCACAGCCATACTAGGCAGATACAGAAGTCCAGATTTAAACTTTGGAGATGTAGGTGTAAGAAAAACAATGCACAGAGTTATTCTTAACTACAAGCCTGAAGCTAACATCAGCGCAGATTTACTTTTAAGATACGACAACGATAGTGTGGGTGCATCAAGACCTGCAGCTTACAGTTTAACAACCGCTACAGTGGGAGCACAGTATGGTACTGCTGTTTATAGTACCTCATCTTCTACTACACAATTTGTTTATGGTGGTGGTTCACAGCCTTTAGTAAGACAACCTGTAGAGGGTTCAGGTTTTACTGTTGCGCTAAAGGTAGATGATAGTGGTGAATCTCCACCATATTCACTAAAAGGATTTCAATTAGAATATCAAGTAGGAGCTAGACGCTAATGGGTGCTACATACACAAGACAGTCCACGTATACAGAGGGTGACATAATCCAAGCATCAGACACGAATGACGAGTTTGATCAGCTTCTTGCCGCCTTTGCTGCTAGTACAGGACACACACACGATGGTACAACAGGAGAGGGTGGTCCTATTAGTACGCTGGCAGGGCATGGACTAACCTTTGGTGCTGGCACTGCTGGTACAGACATTACAATTACCTTTGATGGCGAGACTAATGATGGTGTACTAAAATGGATGGAAGATGAGGATTACTTTGAGTTTTCTGATGATATACTTATTGCTTCGACAGAAAAAGTACAGTTTCGTGATACTGCTATTTATATTAACTCTAGTACTGACGGTCAGCTTGATATTATTGCTGACACTTTGGTTCAAGTTGCCAGTGCTGCATTTACTGTGGACGCGAGTGGAGACATTACTTTAGATGCAGGTGGAGCAGACGTTGTACTAAAAGATGATGGAACTACGTTTGGTAGTTTGACTAACAGCAGTGGTGAGCTTGTAATAAAATCTGGATCAACACCAACAGCAGCATTGACATTTAGTGGTGCTAATATCACTGCAGAAGGTAACTTAACTGTAGATGGTAACTTAGATGTAACAGGTACGCTTGATCTCAGCGATTCTAACTTTACTAATGTAGGTGACATACAATTAGATAGTATCTCTGGAGATGCAGATACTAACACGAGCATTACGTTTAGCGGATCTGATGTAATTACAGTTGCTACAGGTGGCACTACATCTTTTACTGTGGATGCAAGTCAGAATATTTTAATGAATGCTGCACAGAAAGTACAGTTTAGAGATACTGCACTTACTATTAACTCTAGCACAGATGGTCAGTTAGACATTGATGCTGATACTGAGATTGAAATAACCGCACCTACTGTTGACATCAATGCTAGTAGTGAAGTAAACATTAGTAACAACTTAACTGTTGGTGGATCTACTACACTTGGGGCTACATCTTTTGGAGATGCTAATATTACAAATGTAGGTAGTATTGCTCTTGACACTATTACTAACGATGGAACTGATATCACGTTAGATTCAGGTGGTGACATCATACTAGACGCTGCAGGTAACGAAGTATTTTTTAAATCTTCAGGCACATCAATACTTGAGTTTAAACATGACTCAGGTGACGCAGTATTTACAGTAAGCACAGCAGACAAAAACTTTACTATCAAAGGCACAGATAGTTCTAGTGCAATTACTGCTCTTGACATTGACATGGCTCTTGCAGGTAAGGCTACGTTTAACGGTGATGTGGTTGTAGGTGGTGATCTTACTATTACTGGCGATGATCTTGTAATGGGTACTAACACTTCAGGACATATTCTTGTAGCAGACGGTACAAACTTTAATCCTACTGCTGTAGGTGACTTATCTGAGATTAGTACAGTAGCTAACGATGACGTGTTCCTTGCTGTAGATACATCTGGTGGTGGTCTTAAAAAGATTACACGTAGCACCATAGTATCAGGTCTTGCCGTATCTGGTGCAG